TGCCACAATACTTAACATAGTTGCTATACTATACAATCCTTTGTGATTATCTAAATTACTAAAATCTTTTGGTGTTACCTTAAATTTATCTAGTAATTGTTTTATCTGCTCAGGTAAAGCAACCTTTCTTTTCAATACATCAATATATCTAGGACCTTTCATCCCTTCATCAAAGTATCTTAGTATGCCAAATACTTGTGATGCCTGTACCCAACTACTACTATCAACACTATGCAAAGGTAACTGCAACATATCAGGGAACTTAACGAAACCTAATCCATGCATCAATGCCTGTGTATTTTTATATACATCTTGGTATCTTTTTTGCATCCATTGTCTATAACTAGTTACACCACCTGCTACGCAAATATGCGGATTTCTAGCTACTGCCTGTTTTAGATAGGTATAATCATTATCATAGGTAGTAAACACGAACATTGGATTGAGGTCTCTTTTCAGCATTAGTTCGTAGTTATCCTTACTCGCCTCATGATTATTGATAACATCTAGCATTACATACTTCTCGGAAAATTGTCCAAATGTATCTAAAAACTTGCAGTAGTTATCAATATTTAACCATCCCATCTTTCCATTGGTAGAATTAAATAAAGTAAAGGCACCACTATCAATCATGATATTTGTGATGCCATCTCTACTAGGACCGAAAGTAATATCGCATAACTTTTTTGACTTACCTAAGTATGCGTAACTAACTAATATGTTTAAGTGCGTATTATTTGATTTCACAACCGCTATATGATGTTGAAATAGTATCCTTTATTAATTGTTCTATTTCTTTAATCTCTCCTAACCAAGCATCAGGTACAACTATTGTAATAACATTGTCCTTTCTTGCTTCAGGTGCAGGTAAATTCTCATCAATGTAATCTAATTGTTCCCAATTTTGGTTACTAATAATATCCAAACCCCATTCTTCTAGTTCGGTATTATCCCATTCATTAGCAAGTATATCCCAATCCCACTCTCCAAATCCAACATTATCCTTAATAACAAATTCCTTTTGTTTTTCTTCACTCCAATCAACTATTTGGATAGGCACTTCAGTCCAACCTGCTTCCTTCATTGCCTTCAATCTCATATTACCACCCAACACAATCATATCGGTATTTACAACGATAGGTCTAACCTTAGACATCTCAGGAAATTCCTCGATAGATTTTACTAACTTGGCGAACTTGCCATCCTTGATAACTCTAGGATTGTTAGGATTAGATTTTACTTCGCTAATTTTAACGACCTTGACCTCGGTAGTTTCGTTCTTTTTTGTCATGTTTATTATGTGTTTTTTGTGCTTTGCCGCCTTTGCGTTTGCCAAAATTAACCTTTTTAGAATCGCTTTTTACTTTTGCCATTTAAAACTTTTATATGAATATCCTTTAAATATTGTTTAAATTGTTTCTTATCTCCAAAAGTTTCGTGGCAAAATCTACATACTGCCATTAGGTTTTCAATTTGGTCTTTGTCGCTTCCGCCCATTCCTCGTGCGTCAATGTGGTGTATATCTACTGCCTTATTGCCACATATTTCACAAGCTACAAAATCACATTGGTCAATACAAAAGTAATCAAAATATACTTTAGTATGTTTTTTCATTATCTATTTGTTCTAGTTTTCTTTGTGCCCAACTAACTCCTTCGTCTCCTCCCCAAGCTAACCACATCAAAGCACCGCAATCTTTCTTAGGGTCGCCTTTACTATTCTCTCTATGTCTTTCAAAGGATGCCATTCTTGCTATTGTATCTCTAGAAATGTTTTCTCTACTAGCTAACTGATTGGCTCTTGCCCAACCAACAGGAGTTCCGCACTTAGTTCCATATTGGCTTTTGATTTTCAATGCTCTCTTTGCATTATCACTTGCCGCCTTAGGGTAATCATTGTAGGAGTTAGCCATAGAAACTCTAATTGCCGCCCATGCTTTGTGTGCTGATTCCTCAGTTTCATAGATACAAGCACCTGAGCCTATTCTATATTTTCCATTTGAACATTTAATTACCGGCATTGTCTATCAATTTACTATAAATAGCAAAACGCTTCTTGTTTACTTCGTGCAAGTTAAAGTTCTTATTACAATATTCAAAAAGCCTTTCCCCAAAATCTATTCTAGCCGCCTCATCATTTACTAATAGGTGTGTCCAATAGTACCAATCCTTTTGTCTATCTACATAGCAAACAGGCATATCCTTATAAGGATGAACATTGCTAACTATAGCAGGATTGTATTTACTAGCAGTTTCTAGTATTTTAAGATTGGATTTCAATGAGTTAAACTTAGTATCTGCTAATGGAATAAGGCTAATATCACTATCAGCGTATGCTGCCATATATTTAGTTACCTCGTTATAGTTATATATCTTAGGATTGAGTTTCAATCCGTTAGTAAATGCTCCTATCATTTTATCCCATACAGGCTTCTCTCCCTCGTTGTATCCTGCTATGATAGTACGCACAGGGAAATTGATACGCTTCATTGGGTTACGCAAAATTTCCATGTCCTTTTCGTGTGTGCCTGAGCCTGACCAAAATAATCTAACTAGGTCGCTTTCTATTTTGTTATCCTGAAACTGCTCCTCGCCATATGGTATGGCATTGGGTAGTATTTCTACTACCTTATTGTATTGATATATTTCCTCAGCTAATCTTTCATGAGTACAAGTACAAAGGTCTGCAATTTTTATCCAAGATATGATTTGACTAGGAATATCGTTTAGTGCGTATCTTTCTGCAAGTAAATGGCTAGGGTCTAGTTTCCAATAATCATCATTGTCTACTACTAGTTTGAAGTTATATTTATTTCTCCATTCTATCATTTGCTCGATAGTAATATTAACTAGCATCCTATTCATTATCACTAAATCATAGTTGCCTTCAAATACTTCCTCGCTGATAGTATCAGTAATCATGCAGTAATCCTTTGGCATATTAACCAATGGCATCATTATCCTGTGATAACCAACTCCACTATTTTTACTTGTTATTGCTAGTATCCTCATATATATCTCGGTAAAGGTTTTTTTCAAAATGATATACAATTTGGTACTTTTCCCAAACTGCCTGTGCCTTTGCTAGGCTTTCATCTTTCATTCTTCTATATTCAGTACCATTACCTACATCATGACCTATATGTTCACTTCTGCCCTGTAAATAGTAATTAGTAAATCCTGCTAGTATTGCCCTTTCTGCGTAATCTCTATCCTGCATTCCATAAGGGTCGTAATCAGTATTGTATCCTCCTATGGTATCAATTAGTTTCATAGATATGTAATTGTTCCCAAAAGGTGTATGTGTTTTATGTATGCCATCCACTAATGGAGGCAAATCTTCTACGCAATGTATTCCAATTATTCCTGTTTTAGGTATTCTAATTGCATGATACATAAAATCAGATAACCAATTATCAGGCATTAATATATCATTTGCCATTAATACTATGCCATCATAGTTACCTCTTGACTTTACTAGTTTTATTCCTGCATTAACTCCTGCCGCAATACCTGCCTTTTGTTTAAATGTATAGAAACCTGCAAAAGGATAGTTAGTTCCAAAAGATTCATCACTTCCTGTATCAATTAAGAAACAATCGGCATCAATACCTGCATTGTAGAAATTGTTTTGACAAACTTTTGTAGTTAAATCAAATCTATTTTGGGTTAGTAAAATTACGGCTACATTCATCTCGGTATATTTTTGCCTATGTTTCTTGCAGGTACTCCTGCGTATTTTGTTTCTGCTTCACTTGTTCCTTTAAAAAAGGCACTTGCTCCTATCATGCACCCTTTTTTTATTTCACTAAACTGATGCAATACTGCATTCAATCCAATGTTGCTTTTTTCTCCTATGATAGAATGACCTCCTATTTTTGCTCCACAACTGATAGTTACATTATTCATTATTTTGCAATCGTGTCCTATATGTGCGTGTTTCATTATGAAGCAGTTATTTTCTATTATTGTATACGCTTCAGTACCTGCATCAATAGTTACTAATCCTGTAATAATATTATTATCTCCAATCTTAACTACACCTATTTCTTTATTCCAAAATTGTTTATGTTCTGCTTTTTCTCCAATAATGCAGTATGGACCAATGTAATTGTTATCTCCTAGTATTACATTGTCGCCTAAAATTGCAGTAGGATGTATAAAATTAGCCATTCTTTTTTCTAGTTTTTTTAACAGGCTCATCCTTAGGTAATCCTTCGTAGTATGTATACAATCTTTTAATCATATCCATTACGCAGTTGCTACACCAAATAGTTAAAATGAAGTTAGAATCTAAATATTTTCTATAGATATGTTCGTACATTTTTAACAATGGCAAATCTAGGTTCCTTACAAAACCACTTTGAACCATTTCCCAATTTACTTTATTGGCTTCTAGATATTGTTTATGTTCTAACTCCATAACTTCCAAATTAATTTTGATATGATAGGTACAAGAAATCCTGAGATGAATAAACAACTAGCAATATCTACTACTAGTTGAGGTGAGAAATACAATACTGCCCCAATCCACGCACCCAAACAACTTCCACAATTAAAAGGCTTGTAATTGACTTTCCATTTATAGGGTAAGTTATGTATATCGTTAATAAATAGTGATGCACATGTTGCGGTTAAAATTATTTGTATCATTTTCTGATGTTTTTTTTCATTTCGGTTTTAGTTTTATGCAAAGTTCTAACTATCGACATATAAGGTATTCCTGTTTTTCTACTAAGTTCCTTAGCATTTTTCTTAAATTCTAGTGCATATAGTTTCAGTAATTCCTTATTGTACCAATGCAAATTATCTAAGTTCTTTTCTAGCTTGTCTACTATATCACTTGCCTCACTATGCAATTTATACATTTCTTTTGATATAGTATTACTATCCATTTCAATATGATTGCGATAATTCTTATAGAAACTACTCCTATCACTTTTAATCATATTTAACATTGTACGAACGATATAGAATTTTAACTCATTCCTTTCATACATGCCAATTAACTTTTGCTCCTCCATCTCACAAAGAACTAAAAAAACTTCTGCCTTCAGGTCATATTGTAATTCTTCAGGTTGCATCTTTGAAAATGCATCATTAACCTCTTTTAGGTTCCAATACTCAGTTAGAATTTCATTTTTGACCATTCAATTAATGTCGCTTTTTTGTCCACTTCAGTACAAATGTAAACAATTCCACCACATTTATGGATATCATCCAATCTTTCTTTCTGTTCCTTGCTTATTTTGTCTCCAATTTTTTTGATTTCAACGGCTACATAGATACCTTGTGAGGTATAACCTTGCAGGTCTGCCCATCCTTTTTGAATTGTTCCTTTACGCTTTGCAAATGGTATGTTATTAACGCGATTTAACCTGTAGCCTACAAATTCTAGGTTCTTCTTTGCCCATTGCGTTAGTTCATTTGCAGTTATATCCATCAAAAAGCAGGTATAGTACCTTGTTTAATTTTATCTTGATACCCTTTGTTTTTCTTAATTGTACATTGAATACAATTAACTACTCTACCATCAGGTTTTTCTCTATCAATGTAAAATTCATAATAATTTTTGACTTTCAAGCATTTCTTGCACTTTTTCTTGAAATTCCTTTTTGAGGTCGAGACGATTTTTGCCTTGTTGAGCTTCCACATAACTTGGATAGTAGTCTATAAAGTTGATTGTATAGCACCATTTGGTAATCCCAAAGTGACTATATCTGATTTGATATATTTTCAAAATATCTTACTAGTGCTAGTTTTTTGCATTGTTCTTCAATAAAAAATTCATTCCTACATTTAGCCGCAAACTCCTTTGCATCATATATATTCATTTTGCTTAGTCGTTCTACATTATCAGCCTTAACTATTTTTATAGTTTCATCTATGAATGTATTAGATAGTTTTATTTTTCCTTGACTATAAAGTATCCTGAATACCTTATCAGCATTCCATACCTTATTGAAATCTTTTTTATCACTATCTAACCAAGCATCCTGCGTAAATTTAACTATCTCGTTATCAGTTAATTGTGGTGCAGGTATTTCTTTGACAGGTCTATAACTCATATATTTTCTTACTTCTACTGCTTTGCCCTTATAGGCGCTCATTATTTGACTAATATACTTAGGTGAGAACTTCTCGTAATGCTCAATATCGCAGTCTAATTTACGCTGAACCGCAAGTTTGAACGCTAACCTAAACTCATTGATTGTAAAATTAGGGTAAGTACTCCTAATAAAGTCCTCAATTACTAAAAATTCTTCCTTTTCAGGTAATTTAGTCAAACCTATCAATTGAAAAATATAGGCTAAAGTACTTTTCAATGTTGAAACATCAATATCCAATAGTTTTTCTCCTATAAAGGATTCTTCTATTTGTTTATCAGTATCAACTATTGACCCAATTTTTGAGGCGGTCAATTCTTTGTTCGCTTGTACTGCTTGTGGCAAAAGTTCGGTTAATGATTTCATCGTTCCAAGATTTATTATTCAAATAAGTTTCAGGGTTTTTTCTAAATTGTTTATCTTCTACCGCTAATTTATAAACTTTTATGTGTTCAATAGCTTTTATTCTTTCTTCATCAGATAAGTTTTCCCATTTCTTAGTTAATTTACTCCTATCTCCTACTTTTTTATCATATTCTAACCAAAAAGCATCAAATGGTATATTTATTTCTTTTACTTTAATTTCATTTCCTTTTATTTCCTTTCCTTTGTTATATTCTGTTATCGGTGTGTTATCGTTTGTTATAACATTGTTATTCCACCTATTAGCCATTCCTATCTTACCTGCCTTGCTTCTAAGTGTCTTTTTCTCCTCCCTAACATCCTTATTTCTAAGTACTCGTATACTTGTATACTTGCCATCCTCCTGCACAAATAAATCTATTTCAAAGCATACTTCTAAAAATGCTTCTATTTGTTCCTTATCCATGCCATACTGATGGGCAATACCTTCGACTAATGCAGAGGATAACCAAGAACTTTGGCTTTCATGCATCAATTCAATTAGCACCCAATACATCCCATAACCTTGTAATCCAAATTTACTCCTTAAGAACAAAATCTTTTCATCATTCCTAGCATTTGAATCATGCGGAAAATAATAAGCATCTTTTTTCATAATAATAAAAAACCCCTCACAATCCGTAGTAGTCGCATTACTACTTCATGTGAAGGGAAAGTCAAATTTCATTACAAAGATATGCGACATCTTTTAATTTTAGGATAAATTTAGTAAATATTCTTCAAGTTCTTTACTAAGTTTTTCTACTCGTAATTTGAATGTTCTATCTAACTCCATTAGTTCTATACATTTCTTAACTGAATACATAATCGTAGTGTGGTCAGCTACTCCTAGATAGGCGGCAATCTCAGTATATGAACAAGTAGTGTGCTTTCTTATTAGATAGGCGGCTACTTGCCTAGCTTCAACAACACTATGTCGTCTAGTTTTTGCCCTTACTTCTAATTCAAACTCCTCGTTTACTAAATCAATAATACTTCTAGCGTTTACCTTTTTGGGTTCTGCACTAAAAACAATTGGTTCAATACATAAGTTTTCTTGCTCCACTACTTCATGCAATTTTTGAAATGAAGTTCTAAATTGTTTATAGATATTTAACATTTCTTCGCTAGATACTTTCATTATAAATCATCTATGTTCAATGGTTTAAAACTATCTTCTTTTTTCTCATCAGGATTAACCCAATTATCCTCGTAGATTTTGTAATCAGGATGGGAGTTTTTATCCTTGTATTGGTTTACCCACATATTATACTTTTGTCCATTGATAGTAAATTTAATTACTTCCTTTCCATCTTTGGTTTTGTTTTTCCAAGCACCAATAGATTGTTTTGTTTCTTCTGCCATTTTACTTTGATTTTGATTTTATTAAATGATATTGAGCAACATAGGTCGGTTTCTTTTTAGTTCCTACATTGACATTTTTAGTAATGATGTTATGACCTTCTTGCTTTAGATTGTAAATTAATGCGGCTAATCTAAGACTTCCGTATTTTCTTAACGCATCTAACGGAGTGATGCTACTTTTTTGTAGGTGGTTAAGCACCTGTGCTTGTTTCGTCATTGATTATATTGATTGGATTAAAAAATATAGGCTTTTCTATTTTGGTTTCCCATTTTTTTATGAAAGCATTTAATTCATTATAGGCTTCATCCGAATACCAAGCGTAATGATACACTTCTGCTAGTAACATTTGTCTTTCGTAAGGTAATAGGTTTTTCATATTATTTTAAGGCTTTTTTAATATCACTTTGATTATAATTCAATCCCATTGCTATCCTATCCTTATCCTGTATTTCATTTGCTTGGATAATTTTAAGTGCCTTATCGTACTGCTCCTGCTTTGTATATGCACTTATTTTGATAGCTTGTCTTTGTTTTGTTTCATCATCAAAATGCGTATTTTCTAATAAAGTAATTAGGTACATTCTTTTTTCTTCGCCAATTTCATCTTTGTGGTCATTGGTTGCATCAGCATCTTTAGTATCATCTATTGCAAACAATCCATTCAAAGCATACTTTCTAGCGTAAGAACTAGCGGCTCCTGTTATTTGGGCGGCATCCATACCTTTTTTTACTTCCTCCTCTCTTGCATAACCATAAGCACACCAAGAATCATCTTTTGCGTTTATTTCTGCAGTTGCTTTAACATAAATTCTATCTCCTATTTGCAGTATCTCATCAGTTAAAATTAATGAATAACCATATTTATGGCATATTGGTTTGACTGCTTCGATAATATCCTCAGCACTTCGGTACTTATATTTACCAAAGGAGTTTACTTGATTTTTAGGTGCTTTAAGTTCTTGTTGAATTTTTACTAGGCTCATAAGGTTTGTTTTATTCTATTTCGCAAATGTTGTTATATTCTAATTCTGCTTGGTGCTGATACCATTGTTGAAAGGTATAATCATCATCCTCGTAATCGTATCCTGCACGAGGACTAGCAGATTTGTTTACTACTTCTAGGTATTCCTCAAAGGTATAATCTTTGCCTAGATAATGAATGTTTCCTTTGTATTGCAATTGCCAATAAATAAAGTTATCTAATGGGTCAATTACTTCTTTGCCATACTTATTGCAAAGTTGCTCGTAGGTTTGTAATTCTTGTAGCATGTTTAAGGTTTTGGTTCAAAATTAATTTCTTCTAATACTTCGGTTTTTGGTTCTAATGAACCACCATTAGCTAAGATTTTAAATTTCTCGTAAGCAGTTTCTTTATCAAAACTACCTGAATCAGAAACATAACAATCATTTTCAGATGTGTAATACCAATGTTCGTTTTGGTTACTTCTTTTTGTTTGTTGGATGAATTTGAACTTTTTCATAGTTTTATATGCGTATTCAGGCGCACCCCTGTTTAGGTTTAATTTTTAGACTTTCTATTGTATTTTTTGTACTCAGTATTAGCAGAATCCCATCCTGCTAACCAAGCCTTATACATTATATCTATTTCGTTAATAGGTAAGGATTGAATCATATCCCACCATTTTGTATCCTTAGCAGGTAATCTATCTGCTTTGTTTAGCTTTGCAATAAAGCCTAAATTTTTTGCGGTTAATGTTTGCATAGGTTTTAATTTATACCATAAAATTAGGCAAAAAAACCATACAATCCACAGATTTTGC